ACATTCGGGGTCAGTGCAAGAGCAATATAAATTAGCGTGGGCAGCGCTTAGGCGATCAGTTTTACCTATGATGGCTTTCTTGTGGCACGTAGGGCATAAAATCCGCATACCGATCTCCCAATCGTCTGCTTAATGAACAGTGCATAGTGTAAGCCAACATACTGTTTTTTTAAACAGTAAAGCCCTCAATTGAGGGCTTTTGCACAATACAAATCAGCAAATGAGCACTAAACCGCTGCGCTTTGGCTGCCTGTGGTCATATCAAACACCAATTTCAACTTACTGCCGATCTCGGGGTCACGATTCACCGCATCCACAAACATGTTGATCAGCGTGCGGGTTTCACTCTTAAAATACACCTCATCATACTTAGTCGGGTCGCCAAGGCCAGCCGTATTTGTGGGGATCATCCCGCCCAAACCCGCGGGGAACCGATGCGCGTTAAACACATCTTGCGCCGATACCGCCTTGACGTTAAAAAACTCGTCTTTCGATTCAAAATTGCCAACGGGGATAATCTGAATCCCTTTCTCTTTACCGTTCGGTATGTTCACAAACAACGACTTAAAATTACCTACGCCCTTAGATTCTTGGATTTTCTCTTTGATATCTTTCTCGACGTCCGCATCTAAATTCGGGTCAGTGGAATACAAGATAAAGCCCATGTGCGCGCCGTTAATATAATATTTGCGGCGGAACAAGGTTGAATCTTCATTCAATAGCGCCGACTGTAAACCGCCTAAATAATCGGGGCATCCATACACTTGTTGCACAGGGTCATACACTCGCACCCAAATGATATCTTTGGCTTTATAAGTCTTAACCGTATTTTCCCGCTCAAGCACCACAGCGCCACCGTCGCCAGCAACGCGGGTCCGGTAACTGGGCAGCGGGAACAAGCGCAGCACTTGCCCAAAGCCATTGCGGATCTTGAGTAACGCCACATCGCCAAACTGAATGCAGTTTAAAAAAGCCGCGCCAATTTCTTGCGTGCTCATGCCGCCAGCCGTATAGCGCGCCGTCGCCATATTCGCCCGACTTTGCACTATGCCGCCGTGTTGCGCATTGCGGCGGGTCAAGTTAGCCAGCAGCTGCCTATCGACAGGCGGTTCCCAGTAGCCGTGCATTTCGTTGAAATACAGCGAGTCGTAATCCGTTAGCCACATATTCGGCATCACGGTTTCGGGCATGCTAAACACCACCGTTTTAGCGGGGCCGTTAGCGTCAGTAGTCAGTGTATCGTCGTTCGCGGCCGTTAGTGTTGCATCGCCCATGATGATGTTCTCTTATGTTCATAGTTAAGGGGTTCATTGATCACCGCATGGGAGATCGCGAAAAAATCGTCAGCGTGTCCGGTCACATTGTCGCGGCTCGCCTTAAACGTGATCGCACCGCCTGAATCGGTCACAGTGCGGCGAATCGATAAAAAGCTCATAGCAATGTCTTTGAGGCCTGCATCCCACTCGATGCGGCCACCTTCCACCACATCAATCATCTTCAGCACTAAGCGGGTCTTGCTGCCCACGCTGTAATGAATCGCCGTCGCCTCGCGGGGGTATAAAGTGCTAATCGAATCGAACACCCCAGCACCAATGCCTGTAGTATCGACGCCGATATAGGTCACACGGTACTTGGCATAAATCTTTTGGATTTCGGCCACATGGTGCGCAAAGTTCATCCCGCGCCAACGATGCCTCTCGAGCACGCGGAATTTTTCACCCTTCTTTTCACCAGGTGCAACAACAGCAAGAACAGCATTATCGCGGGTACGTGACGGATCATAGCCGAGCCACACCTCACGATTGCCAAACGGCCTTGGTGCAGCGGGTTTGTAATCTTGCCAGCGCGCCGCCTCGACCATGCACTTTTCAAGGTCGCTAAACTTAAACACACTGTCGGCATCATCCACAAAGATGCACATAAACAAGTTGGCAAAGTCGTCGCCGTTGTACTCGTCGCGCAGTTCGTCAATATCGAACAGCTCACAGCCACCCGCGAGCGCATCCTCAATCGTCACCACATAGCGCCACTGTTTATCAGGGCACACGCGGCCGCCGTCGCGCATTTGGTCAAACGTTGGGAACTCGACTTCCTCGCGTTCAGGTTTACCTTGGCGCCAGTGGTCACCAGTCCAAAACGGATAAGCGGGGTGCGCTTTAGTGGAAGGGGTAGAAAAGTAGGTTTTGCGCCAGTTTTTATGCGTTGCCATTGCCGAGGCCAGCTTGTTAAGCACGTCAAACTTGCCGATCCAAAAATATTCATCCACATAAACGTGGCCGTGGTAACTCTGCGCTGTCTTGCTATTAGTGCTTAAATACCGCAGTTCGGCGTCACCGTGGGCGGTATGCAGCACCATCGGGTTACCGGTTAACTCAATTTCGAAAAACTCATGCGCAATCGCAATAATATAAGAGCGGAACACCTCGGCCTGACTGCGTGAGGCCGATAGGAATATTTGCGGATCCCCCGTCAATACCGCTTGTTCGAAAGCCTCACCCGCAAAATAATAGGTAGCGCCAATCTGGCGGCTCTTAAGAATGTTACGAATGCGTTGATGCAGGTTCTCGTGCATCTTCTTTTGATATTCAAACAGCGATGCATACCAAGGGCCAAAATCATCAGCCGTTAAATGGCTAACGTCGTTTTTCTTCTTGCGGCCGTTGCGTGGGGCGCTGCCACTGTCTTTGCCGCCGCTGCTGTCGTGACGAGAATTGCTGCGCGCGGGCTTATCATTTGAGCCCGCATCATTGGGGCCAAAGCTATTACCTTCATTCAGCGCTTTGCGCTCAGCATCTACCCGCTGTTTTTTAAGCCGCACATGCTGATTAATCAGCATATCCAGCTCTTTTATCTGATTACCGCTTTTATCCTGAATATCCGTCAACACCACAATGCGGCGCGCAATCGCCTCGTCGACTTCTTCCTCGCGCAGCAAATCACGCCAACCGTATTTATCAGCCCAGTAATAAATAATGCGATTGCTTGGCAGCTTTAAATCAAGGCGGATCTCGTCGGGCGTCCAACGCTTTAAATACAGCCGTTTTGCTGCATCGCGGATCTCGGGTGAATAGGCCATAAATGCGGTCAAACGCCATCGTTAACGAATACATAGCGCCAGTGTATTGGTTTGCAGAGCCGTATTAACTGACTAATTTTCCTATCAATTCCGATTTATCAAAAATCGGAATTGCGCCGAAGTTTGCCCAGTGATTGCCCATTGCAAACGCCTTAAGCTGTAGTCCTTACAGGTAATTTTTTAGCAAATGGGCAGGCAAAAAACATGGGCAAACAAACTGGATGGGTAATCGCAGCAACCGAAGGCGCTACCGTCGACGGCCGCACTATTACTAAACAGTGGATTGAAGACATGGCCGCCCAGTATTCAACCGATGAATACACCGCCATGATTTGGCCTGAGCATTTCCGCTCAAACTGGGGGCCGTTCGATGGCAAAAACTGGGGCACAGTTGACGAAGTTAAAGCATCAACCACAGGCGGAAAGTTGCGCTTATATGTCAAGTTAACCGCTAACGACTACCTGCTCGCCGCCAACAAAGACGGCCAAAAGCTGTTTATGTCAATCGAAGCTGAACCCGATTACAAAGGCACAGGAAAAGTCTATCTAACTGGTTTAGCTGTGACCGACTCACCAGCCTCAACAGGAACCACCAGACTTAAATTCTCTGTGGGTGAAACCCAACACGACTACGAAGTCAGCCAATTAGAAGAGCTGCTCAGCTCTGACTTTATCAAAGACACCACTCAGCAAAACCCAGAAAAATACTCAGCCACGGAAAAAGGCTTTGTTGCCGCACTGCTCGACTTATTTAAAAAACACACCACGCCCGAACCGACAAAGGCAGCGGCAACCGACACCGAGGAAGAACCGATGAACAAAGAGCAATTCGACGCCTTAATGGGCAAATTCGACACCTTTGGCACCAAGCTAACTGAACTGGAAACCAAAGTTGAAACCTTTGGTAAAAAGCCAGAAGCCGACAAAAAAGACGACGTAAAAGTCGAATCGGACGCCGACAAGAAAGTCGACGATAAAGCCGCCACAGGTATCACCGCCGAGCAGTTCAGCAAACTGGAAACCATGTTCACAGGCTTTAGTGAAAAGCTGGGTGCAATGGAAACCAAGTTCAACAAATTAAGCGCCGAAGTAGACGGCCAAGAGCCAAACCCAACAGGTACTGGCGAATCATTCTCAGTGGTTTAATCGCTGCAAAAAAAAGCAGATTAACCAATTCGTTAAACATTAGCAGCGAGAACACAGCATGAACTTAACCGCATTAGCAAGAACCCGCCTAGGGGCCTACACCGCCAACATGGCATCGGCTTACAGTCAAACTAACGTCAGTGAGCAATTTGCCGTCACTGGCCCAATGGAAACCAAACTCCGCGCCGCCATTATTGATTCAGTTGACTTTTTAGGGATGATCACCGCGCTACCAGTTGACCAAATCAAAGCCCAAGTAGTTAGCGTTGGCTCCAATGGCATTAAAACAGGCCGCAAGGCAGGTGGTCGCTTTTCCGCAGGCCAAGGTGTTGACGGCAACAGCTACGAATTAGTCGAAGTAGACTCTTGCGCCTTCGTAGAATGGGGCACATTAGCCACCTGGGCTAACGCGGGTAACGATCGCCAATTCATGCAGTTGATGAGCCAAAACGCCACCAACAGTTTTGCACTCGACATTTTGCGCGTCGGTTTTAACGGTACATCGGTAGCGGCTGACACGAACCCTACTACCAACCCACTAGGCCAAGACGTAAACAAAGGCTGGCACCAATTAGTAAAAGAAAAAGCACCGGATCAAATCATGACCGATGCCATTTACTTCAACCCTGATGCAACGGGTGAGCTAAAAGATGGCGAGTATAAAACCCTCGACGCCATCGTCACCGAAATCAAGTTGACCTTGATCCCTGAGCAGTTCCGCAACGACCCGCGCTTAGTGGTGTTAGTCGGTAGTGATTTGGTTGCCGCAGCGCAAATCAAACTGATGAACCAAGCGGATAAACCAACTGAACGTGTTGCCGCGCAAATGATGGATAAATCCATAGGCGGCTTAAAAGCCTACACGCCGCCGTTCTTCCCAGGTAAACGCCTCGTCGTGACATGGCTTTCTAACCTGCATTGCTACACGCAACGCGGCACCAGTCAGCGCAAGTCTGAAAACGTCGAAGACCGTAAACGCTGGGAAGATAAATACTGGCGCTATGAAGGTTATGCGGTGGATGAATACCAAGGCTATGGCGCGGTAGATGAAGCCGCGATGAACATTGGCCCAGCGCCTGAGCCAGTTGGCGGTTAATCGTAGCAACCAAACCAGCCTAGGCACCTAATCAGTGCCTAGCTATCAACTCCACCGAACACCAAAGCAGGACATTGCCATGAGTGCCATCGCCAATTTTAAAAAGCGCCGCGAGGCTGCAAAAGCCCAACAAAGCCCAACAGCTAATGAAACAACAGCCACGCCAGCGCCAGAAAACGAAGCGCTGCACTTACTTGCATATCTACTCGGCTGTGATGTTGATAGTGCCATTGAGCAAGGCCGTAATGCCGCAGAAGAAAAAGAGAAATTCTTTGAAAAAATGAATCGGCAATTTGACCTAGCTGACGAATCAGACAAAACAGCGCAAGCCACCGTCACCACCGATGAACAAGGCAACATCGCCAGCATCATCGATCACGCTGCAGAACTCGAAGACAGCGCCGCCACTGTGAGCAACGCTGCCGAAACCGCATTAGATGCCGCCGATAAAGTCGGCGAATCCGCCGACAAGGTAAGCAGCGCAGCAGGTGATCTCGAATCCGCCGCCAGCTCAGTCGACGACAGCGCCAGCAATTTAGCCTACACCGCCGACGATCTCGGCCAAGT